AAGCCTGCTCCACAACCCGAATTTATGCTTTTTGAGAAATGTATGCGTGGTGACACTAGCGACAATGTTTTTAGTGCCTACCCTGGTGTGCGCAAGAAAGGCACAAAGAACAAAGTAGGTTTGTTAGAAGCATTTGCAGACAAAGATAACAAAGGATATAATTGGAATAATATGATGCTACAACGTTGGGTAGATCACAACGGTGACGAGCATCGTGTACTAGATGATTACACACGCAATGTTACTCTATGTGATTTGACTGCACAGCCTGACCATATTCGCACAGAAATAAATAATACTATCCAATCAGCAGACAGCAAGAATGTATCACAAGTTGGTATGAGACTTATGAAGTTTTGTGCCCGTTGGGATCTTCAGCGTGTTGCTGATAATGCAGCGCAATTTGCAGAGCCATTACAAGCGAGGTATAATGTATGACATTTAAGGCAACACCGATACTACAAGACAAATTTTGGATTGTTGAACAAGAAGGTGAAAAAATAGGAACCTTGAGTAAAAACGATGAAGGTTTTGTTGTAAATTCAAAAGGTAAAGTTAACCTTTACAAAAACGAAAATCAACTTAAACGTACATTTGGTAAAAACTTTTTAGTTGCTAACATAAAAAAATCAACAAATGATCAGTCAAAAGATGTTCATGGATATCCTACAAGAACTATACCATTTAATAGTATGTTTGATATACAAAGGAAGTTACCATTATTCACGAAAAGTGAAAAGTCTAAAAGTGTATATTGTGCAGGTTATTATCTTGTAAAATTTAATGTAAATTGGTTAAAAAGTTTTTGTCCGAAGCTAATTACTATTGAGCGCAATGAGTTTATGGGACCATTTAAGACCGAATTAGAAATGAAATTAGCGTTAAATAATGTCAACAGATCCAATTAACACAATGCCTATACAGCAACTTATACAAATGGTAAAGGTTGCTGAACAAAGTAGAGCTAAAGAAGTACGTCTTGATATTAATCAAGCTAAGACACTTGCATTTACATTAGGCGAAGTTATGACTAGATTACACGGCGATTTAGAAAAAATATTAGATGAAAAAATAGATAAATTGAATCAAGAGCAAACAATTGAAATTAATATGGATTCGGGTGGCTGGTAAAAAAGATAAATATATGCGTAGTTTATATAAAAGGAAACGCATATGAGTAGACCTAAGCCTACAGTAAAACTTGAGTTTACAAATAAAGTGACATACAAATGTGAACAAGTTTTAGATGCAGAAGCAATCTGGGCTGTTTTCTATCAAGATAAACCGTTCAATTTAAAGAGTAGTAATAGTTTAACTGGTTATCCTGGTCCTAAATACAAAAAAACAAGTTTTTCAAATCCTGGACACGCACATAATCTTGCTAAAAAATTAAACGATATGTTTAACACTGATGAATTTGCTGTTTTTAAACTAACAGCAGGCGAAAAACTCAAATAATGGCAGACAAAAAAACCTACACAAAACTTTTTTTAAAAGAACTAGGAAAAAGCTATAATGAGCTTAGTGTTAAAGAACATATGCCACTTTGGTGGTATAATACTAGACAAAAAGATGTAGGCGGACTTAGACTCACAGATAATGGTTTTGATGTAATTAATAAAATAGAATTGCAAACTTACGATATACCATATCCTAGAGATATGCCAATGACTACACAAATTATTATATTTTTAGACAAATTTATTGATTGTCCCTACTACTTAACAAATAGAAGTATTACAGTTACAAACGAACGTAAAGCAGTAGAACTTGGTTTGTTCAGCGGAGACTTACGCAAATACGGATTAACAAAAGCAATGTCAAGGTCAAAGAAGGATGAGAATTGATTTACACGGTTATCACATCCATACTGCTTGGCAACATTTTAACACGAGAATAACTGAAGCATATTTTGCTGGGCATAAAAAGTGTACAGTTATTACAGGTCAGGGTGCTATGATGCGTGAGTTTGAGACTTGGGCAAGAAATCATCCACGTATAAGAGAATGCAAACAAAGACCAAATAATCCTGGAAGTTTTATAGTAAAATTTAATAAAAAAGGTTGACCTTCTAACACTATTGTACTATATTAATATTAAATTAATAGGCACAAGAAGGCACAAAATGAAACGTTTACTACTAGCACTAACACTTTTTGCATCAACAGCACACGCAGATGCAGGTTATTTGAATCAACACGGATGCCATTACGGATCAACAGATGGCTGGCGTGGTATGTGGCACTGTCATCATATGGCTCGTTCATATTACACAGACCGTGGGCTAGTAACAGATCCTCCTGTCAACACAGATCCTGGTTATAATCATGGTAATAGTCCTACACACGGACATAGTCATGATCACAGCAATAGCAATGATGCATTAAATATATTGCTAGGTATTGTAGTTTTAGATGCACTTTTAGGCAGATAAAGGTTGACACTGATAGCATTATATGCTATATTATATGTATAGGGCAACATAGAGGGTAATAAAATGTTTACATACTGCGATGATATTATTTCCGATCTTTACAAAGACGTATACGGTGTACGTCCTCGTGAGGCATTTTATGCGGATTGGAATAACTGTACTCCTGCTGAGAAGCAGAAGACTTGGGATGAGTATTGCGATACTATTGAACAGCAAATCGCTGAACAAAAAATTCGCGAAGCAACTTGTATAGCACGTTTCGAAGATCGTATTAAAGACGTTATCAGTCTTGGTGCAGGTGATCGTACAACTGCTCTACGTTGGATTTCACAACAAGAAACTTTCTACCACATCCAAGATGTTGAGCATTTTGTTTGGGAGCAAGGTATCTTGTTCACAGATTATGGCAAGGCTCTTATCAAAGAACTTGCTGCAATTGTAACTTATGAGGAGATGTTCTAATGATTAATATGCAATGTCCACATTGTTTTGAAGACAAACCACTAGGTGCAACTCATTGCCCTAAATGTACACATAAGGTTACAGCAGATGAAACAGGTTTAAACGAGTTTTTTGGTTTGCTATGGATGATTGTAATTGGTACAATTATTTGGAATCTTATTACTTGACAATACTAAGAAGATACGCTAATATAAGACATAGGCACTGATTTAGAAAGGAATACAAATGTCAGACGTTATTCGTACACTATCTCCTAACAAAGCAAAAAACGCACTGCGTCACGCTATGAAGAAAAAGCGTCCTGTGTTTTTATGGGGTCCGCCAGGTATCGGTAAATCCGATATTGTAGCACAGGTTACAAACGAGTTTTCTAACTCGCATCTAATTGATATTCGGTTGAGCCTTTGGGATCCAACTGATATTAAAGGCATTCCATACTTTGACAGCAAAAATGTTAAAATGGTTTGGGGTGCTCCATCAGAACTGCCAGACGAAGAGTTGGCAGCACAATACGACAATATTGTTGTATTTTTTGACGAAATGAACTCAGCTGCACCTGCTGTACAAGCGGCAGCATATCAGTTGATTCTTAATCGTCGTGTCGGGCAATACAAACTGCCAGACAATGTTATCATTGTTGCTGCGGGTAACCGTGAAGCAGATAAAGGCGTTACATATCGTATGCCTTCACCACTTGCTAATCGCTTTATTCACATTGAAATGGCTGTCGAATTTGACGATTGGTTCCAGTGGGCAGTAGATAACAATCAACACAAGGATGTTGTTGGTTACTTGACTTTTGCTAAAAAAGACTTGTACGACTTCGATCCTAAATCCGCAAGTCGTTCGTTTGCAACACCACGTAGTTGGGCGTTTGTAAGTGAATTACTTGATGACGAACTTGACGAAGGTACTACTACTGATTTGGTTTCCGGTTCAGTAGGTGAAGGACTTGGTGTTAAGTTTATGGCACACCGAAAGGTAGCCGCAAGTATGCCTAATCCAACTGATATTCTTGCAGGCAAAGTAAAAGACATGAGCACGTCAGAAATCAGTGCCATGTATTCGCTGACTGTTAGTCTTTGCTATGAACTAAAAGAAGCATCAGATAAAAATGACAAAAAGTTTGATGATAAAGTCAATAACTTCTTACGCTTTGCAATGGATAACTTTGACACAGAACTAGTTGTTATGGGTATTAAACTTGCGCTAACACAGTATGCGCTGCCAATTGATCCAGACGAAGTGGAATGCTTTGACGAATTCCACAACCGTTATGGTAAGTATATTAAAGCAGCACAAGCGGTGTAAGTCGATAGATAATGGGCAGTTTAGGCTGCCCATTATTCTATTACGAGGTTGACAATTCTGTAAATAGTGTTATATTAATATTAGCACTGATGAGAGGAATACAATGTTTGATAATTGGCCATATATCGAAATGTCTACAAAAGACACATCTAGTAAACTTAAAAACTGGCAACCTAATCCAGATATTACAGAACAAGAATTAGATGTAATGCGTAAAGATGTGCTAGATCGCATCATTATTGCACGAGTAGGTTTGCTATTACGTCATCCGTTTTTTGGTAATATGGCAACACGTTTGCGTATACAATGTGCAGACGATTGGTGCCCTACAGCCGCAGTCGACGGTCGTAACTTGTACTTTAACACACAATTCTTTAATGCAATGTCAAACAAAGAAATTGAATTTGTTATTGCACACGAAATTCTACACTGTGTATTTGATCACTTGGGCCGTAGAGACGAACGTAATCCTTTGTTGTATAATATTGCTGCTGATTACAAAGTAAACAACTTGCTTGTTCGTGATCGAATTGGTGAAAAACCTAGCATTGTTGATTGTTATCAAGACTTCAAATATGAAGAATGGACATCAGAAGAAATATACGACGAATTGTATAAAGAGGCAGAAAAGAACGGTGAAGAATATTTAAAACAATTAGGTGAAATGCTAGACGAGCATTTGGACTTAGAAGGTGACGGTACAGAAGAAGATAACAAAGATGGTAAAGGTCGCCCTAAGTACAGTAAAGGCGAAATGGATCAGATCAAAGACGAAATTAAAGAAGCAATGATCCAGGCTGCACAAACTGCTGGTGCTGGCAATGTTCCAGGCGGTGTGCAACGTCTTATTAAACAACTAACAGAGCCTAAAATGAACTGGCGTGAATTGCTACGTCAGCAAATCCAAAGCACAATCAAAAGCGATTACACATTTGCTCGTCCATCACGTAAAGGCTGGCACACAGGTGCTATTTTGCCAGGTATGAACTTCCAAGATACAATTGACATTTGTGTTAGCATTGATATGTCAGGTTCTATTGGTGACGATCAAGCAAAAGACTTCCTAAGCGAAATCAAAGGTATCATGGACGAATACAAAGATTACAAGATTAAAGTATGGTGTTTTGATACAGCAGTTTACAACGAAGAAGACTTTACTGCTGATGGCGGCAGAGACTTGAGTGAATACAAAGTGCTAGGCGGTGGCGGCACTGACTTTATGGTAAACTGGACATACATGAAAGACAACGATATTCAACCTAAAAAGTTCATTATGTTCACAGATGGTTATGCTTGGGATAGTTGGGGTGATTCGGAATACTGTGAAACTATTTTTATCATTCACAGCAATCACAATAAAAACCTAGAAGGTCCTTTTGGTATTACTGCTCATTATGAGGAGGCTGCGTGAAACTAAAAGATCCTAATCCATTAGATGTTTTAGATCTGAGGAGAGTAAAATTTTGCCCTCCTCATTTTGCCATAGTTGATGTCCAAAGAAAATACAATATAGATAAAGCTATATGCGATTGGATAGAAGAGAATCTAAGTGGCAGATATTTTTTTGGAAAATCATTAAAATATAAAGAAGATAATGGAATAAGTCAAACAAATAGAATAGGATTTGAACAAGAAAAAGAATTAAGTTTCTTTATGCTTGCTTGTCCACATTTGAAATACAACTAAAATATAGGTTATAAGTATTATACAAGGAGTTCAAAATATGACCGAAAACACACAAACAAATCAAAACGAACTAAACATTCAAGATTTGGCATTGGCAAGAGCAGTTATTGAACTTGCTACAGAACGTGGTACGTTTAAAGCAAATGAAATTGCTAGTGTCGGTGCTTTATATAATAAACTTGATGCTTTCTTGAAAGAAGTAGAAGCACAAGCAAAAGCAGCACAAGATGGTGCAGCAGCAGCACAACCGGCTCCTGCTCCAGCAGATACAACAGAAACGGAGGCGACAAATGGCTCTTAAACACGTAGGTAGGATTGCCTCAAATCAACGAAAAATAGTAGTAGCATATAGAGTAGTTCCTGGAGATCCTGATTATTGTCTTGTAGTACAAACAGAAAATTTAAGTGCAGAAGAACACGATAGTTTGATTAAAGCAGTCGAATCGGCAGCAGGTCAAGAAGCAAACGAATTTGCAGAATGTATGGCAAGAACATATCTTCCTGATGGACGTAATATGTTAGCAGGTTTTAGTAGAACAGGCAAACTTAATAAAGTAATGACTAAAGAAGTTGAAATGGTTCCAAATGCAAACAGTGTGATTAATCTTGCAGAACTTAACAAAACTATTGCAGAGCAGAAAGGTGTAACAGTTGCAGATTTAGCAATCAAAGGCCCAGATGGCGAAACAGTACAGCCAGGTCCTAACGAAACTGAATCAGCAGTTGATCCAGTTGCTACTTACACAGAAACACCAGCACAAGACGGCGTTATCACAGATGACCAATTAGCTGCGCAATATCGTTCACAAGCAGATGCTTTATTCAAAGAAGCAAAGGCACTTCGTGAACAAGCAGAAGAACTTGTACCAACAAAGAAAAAAACTACGGTAAAGAAAAAAGAACCTAGTGAAGCATGACGAACAGAAACGACTACTGGGATAAGATACTCTCAGAAATTGATATGGATTACATTCCAATTGAGTATATGAATACAGTAGTCGTAAAATTTCATGATGGAAAAGAGTGGGAAATAGACCTAGCTAAACCAAAACAATCCGAATCAGACGTTGAAAAAATATTAGATGACTTTTTCAAAGAATACGAAGATAGTATAAATACTGTTGATTTTAGATTAGACCTACATAAATTAAAAAATGATATTTCTAAAAGAACTGCACGTTTTTTAAAAGTAAACAGATGATTACAAATATTAATATTAGTCTTGATTATAAAGAATTAGTCGATACTTATTATAAATTAGATATCGATAGTAAAATAAAAAATAATTACAATCTTAAACAATTAGCAGTGCAGTGTCGAAATGATGCTACACCAAAAGATCAATTGTCAGAAAGTTGTGGCAGCTTATATTATGATTGGCCTGCATATACTGGAAAAGGTGATATACCATTACGCAAACAAATATTTGAAGAAGATCAATTCAATACTGTATGTGATATCTTTCAAAATACAATTTTCGAAGAATTAATAGAAAAAATACAACAACAATACGATATCATTAGAGGTCGTTTTATGTTATTACAACATAAAACTTGTTTAACATATCATAAAGACCCTAGCAAACGTATTCATATACCAATATATACAAACAACGATTGTATGATGATTATAGACGATCAAGTCTATAGATTACCGTTTGGTGCAACATATTTGGTAGATACTACCGTTCCTCATACTGCACTAAATGCAAGTAAAGACCCTAGAGTGCATCTTGTATTTTGTTTAAATACTGCGTAATATGATAAATATATAAAACAGTACATTACCTAGGAGACTATAATGGCTTTAAAGCTAAGACGCGGATTAAGTGCAAACCGTACAGATATTGTGCCTTCAGAAGGCGAATTAATCTATACAACAGATACCAAATTAATTTATGTAGGTGACGGAACCACACCAGGTGGTAACGTTGTAACCGCAAGTGGCGGAGGCGGTGGTAGCATTACTGGTATTACTGATAACACAACAGGTCCAGTATTGACTTTAAACAACACAAATATTCAAACAGGAGTTACTTTAGAATTAGGTGCAGATATTGATCTTAATCAATATGATATTACAGGAGAAGGTGATATTACTGTTACAGGTGATTTGAGTGTCACAGGTTTAGGGTCAGGTATAGTTTCAGCTAATGCAGTTAATACTTCTACATTGTCAGTAGCGCAAGGTATTACAGCAGATATTAAAGGTAGTGTTTTTGGTGATGACAGCAGTGTAATTGTAAGCGGTATAGATGGTAGTGTAATAGCAAGTTCTTTGACAACTGATGAAATATTTGTAGACGGTGTAACTTTAAATATAAATAATCCTACTTCATCTAATGCCCAAATTACTGCAAAGATAGCTAGTGATAATGATGTAAGTCTGGTAAATTTAGTTAGAGAGGCACAAACTGATATCAGTGGTGACACGTTACCATATGGTAGAATTGCTTTTACTAGAGATGACAGTGTAGGTGAAGCTACTACATCATTTATTCAAGGCGGTAGAGATACCATTGTTATTGCCTGTGATCCGAGTAGTACATTTAGTGCTCCATATAACTTGATATTCCAAAATGGTAGATTTGGCATAGGCGCCTTAACTCCTTCAGTAGAATTAGATGTTGTAGGTGATGCAAATATCTCAGGAACACTTACAGCAGGTGATGTTGTATCAAATGCAGCAGGCACACCTGCTATTACTTCAACAAGCGATCTTACAATTACCGTAGCAGGCAGAGCCGAAATTACAGGTGGAACATTTAAATTAGCAAATTTAACAGATACAGAACGTGATGCAATTACTGCTGAAAACGGAGATATGATTTATAACACGGATGATAATACAATACAAGCATATGTAAATGGTGCTTGGTATAGAATTGATACTTCTCCTATAGTATAAGGATTTAGAATGACTGAAAAATATTATCAACTAGGTGCGAACAATGCATCAGATTTTGAAAGTCTACATTACTTGCTTTGCTCGGCAACAAATAGTATAGAAAATATACCTAATAGAGAATGTACTTGTCACGATGATAAATTACATTCTCCTACAAGAGGCACATTTTTACTCACAGATGAAGAAGCAGCAGTATTAAAAAATGATGCAAGAGTAAAATTTATCAACATCGATTATGCACTATATCCAGATGATTATAAAGCACCACCAGATGAAATCCAAGCAACAAGTGCTGAATTACTCACAAGATATACAGGTAATGTAAAAATTTATAGAGAACACGAAAACAGTGATACTCTTCCTGGTACACCCGATAGCACCGATTATAATCGAGGACCATGGAGTTTAACACGTCATGCACAAAAATTAGATCCTTGGGTGGATGAAAGTAGAACAGACAATTATGTCTATTCAGCAAACCCTACACAATATGGCGACGGTGCTGATGTAGATGTGATAGTTGCAGATGACGGTGGCGGATGGATAGGACACCCTGAATTTCAAAACAACTGTACAGGTGGTAGTGCACCTGATGGTTATACAGGTGGAAACAAATTACCGGGTAATGGAACTTGTGATGTATTAGATATTGTCCTAGATGCACCATATTATTTAGATCCTGATTATTTTGATGCCGATGCTGGCAACCGTCTAGAAACACGTTGGGACGGCACAACTGTTCCTGTAGAAAGTTTTGCAAGAGGATGGTGGACAAGCACTGATAACCGAAGTGCAACATTCAATGCTGCATATCCAAGTGCAGGTGTTATATCGTCAGTAAACAGCAGCTACACTAGGGCTTATTGTAATGGTAGTAACACTGCACAGAGTAGTGTAGGGCAGCATTGTACGCCCTGTATGGCGCTTACATACGGTAGAACACAAGGGTGGGCATACAATGCTAATAAATGGGTATTAAACTTGTATGGTGGCAACGGATCTGACATTGAACAAGGTTTTGATATGCAGAAAATTTTTCATAACACAAAACCTGTAAATCCAAAATATGGAACACAAGATCCAACTGTAAGTTCAAACAGTTGGGGGTATCGTTCAAGCAAAGGTACAACAGGCGGGTACTATCATTTCCGTACAGATGCTCCTGTTCAATACGGTGGTATAAGTGACGAACCTTTGTTCATTTCTCATATGGGTGTTACAGGGGATGCAGGACGCTGGAAGTCGGAAATGAAAACAAACTCTTACACAACTGCACTAGATGAATTAATCGACTCTGGTGTAATTTTTGTATGTGCAGCTGGCAACAGTAATCAAAAACAAGTAAACTGGGATCATCAAGATTTTGACAATTATGTAAGTGATATATCAACAAGAACAATTGAAGACTCATCATATGATGAATTTGGTATCGAAGTTACAGGAACAACCAACAGACGAGGTTTTCCACAACAAGGTGGATTAACACTAGGCGAAGGTAGTACCTTTGCATTCAATGCAACTGCACCTGGAGGCACTGCATACTATAGAATTGTAGGCACAGATAGAACAGGTGCTAT